CTAACCGAAACTAAGTGTCAAAAACGCCGACTTCCAAGTTACAAAAATTTCACTTGCGTAATACCCACAGGGTATCAAGGCAAGTTACAAAAAAATAACCGAGAAGCAAACTTTCGTTAAGCGTTCTTGACACCCGTTAGGGATCAAACTCCTTTCGGAGAAGACACATCGACCATGTCTTTTTGATTTATAGTCTCTCGACTTAGGGGGCTGCTACAGCAGTTGGGAAACTGGCATACTCCCACATAGCAGGCACGTTGAGAAAGAATACTAGATTAAAATCCGTACCAATCCCAACATATGTGTCTGCATACCACACATCAATGTCGGAGGCAGCTGTGGTACTGGTCATTGTAGAAAATGTCACAGTATCAATGTGAGAATCATCTGCTTGAGTACCAGCTGTCCGGGTAGAAATGTTGTTAGACAAGAATTTATACCTTGAATACATAGGTACCAATGCTGAAACACCAGCCTGAGTGAGCTGACTCGTAACAGCTTGACCTGTAATACCACTTGGTTTATCCGCAGAATAAGCATAACTACCTACCAATCCAGGCGTAGAGCCTGAGGCAAATGTGGTGTTCACTGAGTAATTTGCTTTGGTATGAGGATATTCTGTTCGCAATATACGTGCTGAAGCTGCAGGATCTCTCCCGCTCACATTAAGGTTATAAATATATGAACCACGTGATGCCACAAAGCATGTAGAAAAGAATGTAGCTGGGTTCCAATTAACCCAATTATAATTCTTAGCAACAGCTACTGTTAAACCAGTTGCTCCATGCAAACCATTGATATCGAAACCGGGATAAAGAGGTGATCTACTAAGATTTCTCAACATTGCGTATAAATTGTTAGTACCACCGGTAACTGAAGTATCTAAACGCACATATTGTGTTGATCTTCGCATCAATTGTCTCAAAGAGACACAATGTTCACCCATATGAATCAAATTAAGATTCGGATCCGGAACGGAGTCCTTAACACCAATGTTATAAGAACCCGGATCTACATCCATTACACCAGATTGCACTACATACGGTGAAATGAGATTACTTACTTGCCGTGGTGCTGCAAATTCAAGATTGTCTGCTCCTCTAACGAAGGCTAAAACTTGAATGTCAGCACTTGTGACAGGTGAAGTCTGCTCATTAAGAACACGTAAGGTGATGATACCGTTATATAAATCACCTACTGAGGCTACTGATGTTGAATCCTTAGCCGTAGTTTCACCGATACCAGAGGAACATCTTAAATATGAAGTTAATTGAGTATATGGCACTCTAAACTCCACATCTGTTTCTTGAGTTATATCAACAATTCGAGTGTACGTCTCAGTGGTGTAATCTCCAATGGTTCCTATATTTCCAATAGGATCCCAGTTTACGACAACACGACCTCGATGATATTTCGTACAAATAAATTTGAAACGAAAAATAATATCACCTCGCCACCATTTAAAATTGAGGCCCAAATGAGACATTGGCGTACCCCAAAAAACCTTGGCGTTTGTTACGGCCTCAGTCCGCAACATCATTGGACTCACTTTGGCGTAAAACAACCCCGTCTCAGCTGCATCTGACGCTGACCAAACACTTTCATGGATAAAAGATTCTCTTGTCACAAATGACTTAATTGTCAATTCATCATCAACATCGACTCCTGTAATTTTGGGATCAATGGATAATTCATTCTTTGCATCAAGAGTCAATTTTTCCACTGGTGTTCCAATATCTGTAGCACACAGATTTGGAAACGGTTTTGAATAGAAGGGTTTAACGTCTTCTATCACAGGTACATTCGTGTACCCAAATAGCGAAGCGATATCCGCTATTGCACCAGCAGCATAGCTAGTAGCAGTTGCAAATTCACCAATAATTGGTACATCTGACAACATACCAGCTGCTCTGGCAATTGCTGAAGCTGGTCGTGAAACCACGCCTCTGCAATACTCATCACCGGATTGAACAGCCAGCTTGGAAGTAGGTCCTGCAACTTCAATACCATCTGCCCAAGCATACACTTTAATATTAAGTGAATCGGATGTTAAACCATTGGCATTCTTAAGCGTACCAAAACTGTTCAGAGTCATTTGACCCATAGCCGAAAGGTGGGCGGAACTCGTGGCGTTCAACCAATTCTTGTGATACAAAAATGGTAACACCATTTCTCCACCCTGACTATCTTGGGGATAAAGATAAATGTGAGGTCGTTGAGAATAACTCACATTCTCCAAACGGTTCGACGCTGACAGAACGACAGGAGCAGGATTAAAAATGGTCAACGGCTGATAGGCCGCTATACAACAACCATAATAAAAAGGAGAAGCATTAATCACAAATTTAAGATGTAAATTACATCTCACCATGTAATAATTATCCAACTTTTTCTTAATTGAAGGATGACTAAAAAAACTTAGCCATGGATCAAAAGTTGTAGAGGCCGCATCTATAGTAGTACCAATTGTCCAACTCTTCGAGTATATCTTAACTGGGCGTTTTAAAAAATCACCCAGTTCAACATTCTGCGATTTGTCGACTTTGGTGTACTCCATAGGATGTGGAATGTCTGCTATGACATTATTTTCCATATCAGTGAAACCAACATTCTGCTCTTGTGTCGCGCCTTCTTCCCATGTAGCGGTCATATCGACCCCTTCACCAGATTGCACGAAAAATGAATCTACGTCGAAAAAATCCGAAGTTGGTTCATTATCGTCAGGCACGCTGCAAGAACCTGCAAGTATCTCAGATATCTCTGTGATAAGTCGATTAAATAAGACATGAGCTTCAAAAGGAGTGTACACACCTTCTTCAAGATCTGTCTCAATCGATCTATAAACTTGCATATAAGAAACCAAAGCTTCTTTAATTTTTGAAGAGTTAAGCTCCTCAGTCTGTTTTTTAGTTTTTTGAATTTTAAACATGAAATTATAAAGCTAATTGACACGTGACTTTACCACCCGAAGGTAGGCTTACAATCATAGGCCTCAGCACACATGCTCCATCTACGACAATGATGGAACGTTACATATACACATATGCATCTTCACGCACACAAGCGCAACACTTGTGAGTTTGACATTATTTATCTAGTATACAACAGGACGATAGTTATACATTTAAACAGGTAACAATGAATAAACACCTAAAAATAATTGTCGTAAGAACGACAATGTCGAGAGCTCCTCTTGAACTGCTCGCACAAATCCAAATAAGTCGGAAAGGTAGTTTCCTCTACCCAATCTTCCCAACCTAAAT